TATATTCGTCCAAACCGTACACTGTAATTAAGGTCTGGTACTCATGCATTGTAGCTGGGCCTTTAGCAGCAAGTCCGTCTTTATTAGAAATGCCCATTTTGGAATGATTAATATAATCAAGCCACTTCCATAAAACCCACCAGTTATTATATCCGTTATCAACCGCAAAGCTAACAGTAACGTTATTGTATTGCTCTCTTTGATAAGTAGTTACCTTCATCGGCTGACCGCCAAAATTTAATGCGATTGGATTAATTGCTACATCTGGTACTATATTACCATAAACTGAATACTGTAAAGTATTTAAATCCAAATTGTAGCTTTTACGAGCATCTCCTACAGGTACGTTAATAGTCTTTAACGGATCTGGAATATTTAAGACGAGTATAAATTTATCTTTTCTCGACTTATTTAAAATAGACTGTTGAGCTACATCACTCATTTACCTTCTTTACTTAGGTAGTAATACTTATACACAGGATCAAAAGCAAGAGAAATACCGCTTGTACTTAATTTTCTTGGCTCTTGATGAACCTTATCCATGTTTATACTATAAAAATTTGCTATAGCATTAGCTATGTTAGGTGGTATATGAGTTTTACCTCTTTTTTTCTTTTTTAAATTTTCTATAACAGGAAATGGAGTTTCTTGCTCGATATGAGAACGAGCTACCATTGTTACTGATTTAGTATTTGGTTTAGTTAATTTACTAACCCCTGCAGTCAACCCTTGATGTCGTGGCCCTCTACTACCCTCTCCACCTGTGGACATACCCGGTAAAGAAAAAAATTGTTTAAAATTTTCTTGGTTGAGAGAAAGTTCTTTATCGCCTTTTGCTACCACTCCAGTGACGAGCTTGTCTATCATACCGCGCCGTCTTAATTCTTTAAAAGCTAGATTTTCTACTGAAAACTCTCCGCCTGCCTCGAGACCGGCCTGTCTCATTTTTAATATCTTTTCTTTAACTCTTTCAGCACATTCTAAATTACAACTATCACTTAAAGCATGGCTAATTAACTCGAGTATATGATCAACTTTACGCTTAACTTCTGATTGATCAATTGGCTTTTCTTTTTCTGGTACGATTAACCAGGAATCGTTTTTAATAGAATATATACCAGTTGCGTAATGTGGTTCGTTAATATCTTGTACGTAACACTCTACATCAAACCCTTTTATTTTTATATCATGATTACTATTCCAGACAGTCTTTTTAGCTTTAAAATAATCTTTTAAAAAGTCTACATCTTGGCCGTATTCGGTTAAGTCGGTCAGTATATGTAAATCTATATCGCTTTGAGGGGTATAATTGTAATTTGCTAAAGAACCAGTAAACGTAATATCTTCTACGTCAATGTCTAGCTCGAAGGACTCTAAAAATGCTTCTGCTACTTGTAATAGTTTATCTTTTATAGCCGGAATAAGCTTACCATCTTTCCATACTAATGGATTAAGAGTGTCATGATATTGAAAAGTAAGCTTTGCAGATGGTTCCATGTAACGTAAATATTTACGTAATGCCTGACTATTTAAAACTCTTCGAAGATATAGTTAATACTAATAATCCTGATATCTACCAGGAAAAGCTTAACAATGCTATCGAATACCTCAAGAAAAAAGAAAAAGTGTTGTTCTTAACCACTTCCAATCGCTGGGAAGGAGATAAAGAAAAACCTAAAAGCACTATTTTAGCAGAATTTATTAAATCCAAAGTAGGGGATAATGTAGAAATTATTGATGTTGCCAAGCTTAACATTTATATTTGCGAAGGTAACGTAAGCAAATCAGATGGTAACAATTGCGGGGTAAAAGATTCGGTATTGAAGGATAAAGAAAAGAACCCGAGCGGCAATCATAGATGTTGGTGCTCTATAAACAATAAAGATGATGAACTATGGAAAATAAGCAAGCCACTCTTTGAGTCTGATGCAGTAGTATTTTTCGTAAGTGTGCGTTGGGGTCAAACTAACAGCGTATATCAGAAACTAATTGAACGTTTAGACTGGATAGAAAATAGACACACTACTCTTAAAGAAGACAATATTGTAGAAAATATTGATGCGGGTATTATTGCTATAGGTCAAAACTGGAACGGAGAAACAGTTATTGACACTCAAAAGAAAGTATTAGACTTTTATGGGTTCAAAGTACCAGAAGAACTCAGCTTTAACTGGCAATATACAAAAGATTCAGCAGATGAGTCTCAAGAGAGCTATAAAAAAGCATTAAGCACTTTTAAGAAGGTATTCGGGCTTTAACGTCTTATTCCCAGACTACCATTTTCCAGCGCTCATTATCAATACCGAAAAAGCGACACTTCCATGCGCTTTGTTCAAAAAACTCTAAATTGCCCCATTGATCTTTATACTTGAGCAGCTGCTTTGCAGCATCATTCCAGTCTATATTTAAAAATATAGCCTCATGCTTTTTTTGCTTTTCGTAAATTTCATTATAATTAAACCCGTCGTACTCGTAATGTAATACTTCTAACACGTTTCCTTCTTTATCAGTATAGTCCATAGAGAAGTCAAACCCCCACTTAGGTTTCATTTTAATAAGTTTATATATTAATGTATTTCTCGTAGCAAATGTCTTTAGCTGTTCTAAAGCTTCTCCGGTAAACGCTCGTCTTTCAAATAGTAAACAATGATTTAAATGCGCTCCTTCCCATACCCCAGTATCATTTCCGGAATATAAATCGGTTGAGCCTGTATACAAACTATAAACATCTTGAGTCATCCATTCTTTTTTAAGGCAGCTTTGAGAAGGGTAATGTTTTTGTAAACGTATTTGAGCTTCTTCTGCATACCACTGTTCAATTTCAGTCATTTCGTAACCGTTTTGTTCAAACAATGCTAAAAATTCAGGGCCTGGGTAAAGTAACTGTTTACCAGCTGTAGAAAATTGCTGAAATCTTGCTAAAGATTTACTCCAGTAACCAGTAGGATCCAATTCATTGCTAGTAAGCTTTAAACCGTTCATAATATATTTTATAATTGCAACATGCATTTTCCACAGTAAATACCGGTATGTCTAAAGGCGCTCCTAAAGAAACATTTTATATGGGCAACAAAAACTTGCCTGTACCCGAGACCGAATTTCAATGGACGCCAGAAATGGTAGAAGATTTGGAAAGAGCTAGAAAGTCTATATTACATTTTTCTCGGTTTTTTTATATTGTAAGTCTAGATGAAGGTAAACAACCTATTAAACTTTATCCTTATCAAAAACGTATATTAAAGGCTCTGGTAGAAAATAGATTTAACGTAGTATTGGCTTCCCGCCAAATTGGTAAAACAACAATTCTTACTATATTTGCTTTATGGATGGTATGCTTTACTGATGATTATAGAGTACTATTAATTGCAAACAAACAAGAAACGGCTAAAAACATATTTAAACGCATTAAGTTAGCGTATGAAATGCTACCTAACTATATGAAACCAGGGGTAGTAGCGTATGCAAAAGAAGGTATGGAATTAGCTAATGGCAGCTCAATGGGTATTAGTACAACGACTTCTGATGCTGCTCGTGGTGAATCTATTAACTGTCTACTCTTAGACGAAGCTGCATTTATTCCACCAGAGTTTATGGACGACTTTTGGGAATCAGTATTTCCAGTTATTTCGTCTTCTAAAAAGTCTAAAATTTTTATGTTATCTACTCCTAACGGGGTAGGTAATTTGTTTTTCAATACCTACAATGATGCTACGCTTGGTAAAAACGGCTGGCATCATGAAAGAGTTGATTGGTTTGAAGTGCCAGGTAGAGATGATAAATGGAAAGAAATGACTATAAGAGCTCTAGGTTCTTTAGAGTCGTTTAACCAAGAATATGGTAATGAGTTTAGAGCAGCAGGGGAAAATGTATTTGATAAAGAACAGTTAGAAGAAATGGAAAACACTGCTTTAGATCCGCTATATACTGATGAAGATGGGTTATTAAAAGTATATAAAGATAGAATTGACGGTCACTATTATACAATAGGGGTAGACGTAGGAGAAGGTATAGGTAGAGCGAATACCACTATACAGGTAGTAGATATAACCGATCTTACTGAAATAGAGCAAGTAGCTACATACGCTCACAACAAATTAGACCCGTTTAATTTTGCAGCTAAACTAGTTGAGATTGCTGCTCAATGGAACAACCCGCCTATACTTATTGAAAGAAATAATTGCGGTGCTCAGGTAGTAGACGCTTTAATACATACCCATCAATATAATAATCTAGTAAAGTACACGCCTAGTATGGGCTCTTTTACAGATAAAGCTGAACAAGATGGTAGAATGGGTATATATTCTCATACTAATAGTAAATTTAACTCCATGTCTAATTTTAGATATTGGATGAACGTGTTAAAAGTAGTCAAATTAAACGATAAAGAAACAATAGGGGAATTCAAAACTTATATACGTCACCCTAACGGTATTTGGAAAAAACAATCAGACAAATATCTAGATGATAGAGTAGAAGCTCTTATTTGGGCTTTATTCATACTAGACAATAAAGTAGCAGAGCAATTTTACGAAATTACCCAACAAGACGGTAACGGTAAAATATTAAAAATGGTACCGAGCAATTGGGATCCGTTTATAGTCAGTATGCCTAAACCTTCTGAAATGAACAGACGGTACGGTAATAAAGAAGAAATAACTGTTATACCGCATAACCCGGTTATAATACCAGAAGCTGAAGAACAAGATGCTGAAATAAACGAATTATTTGATCAAGGCTGGAGACTACCAAACGGTAGTACTGCTAATAGAATGTTTGATCAAAGATTTATACAATAAAAAAGCCCGCCGAAGCGGGCTTTTGAAGTCTATGCCTTTAAGACTATTAGTTAGCGAAAAGATCCTTGCCGGTCTTTAAATTGCCGGTCTGGTTGTTACCAGTTGGTTTTTGAAGGCCCTTGTCGAAATCTTTTGCCTTCTTAGGTGTTGGATCTTGTACGGTGCCAGGAGCGCCTTGCTCATGAGCTGCGCCACCCTTTTGAGTAACGGTACCAGTACCGACAGTCTTTAGCTTGTGTCCGTCTTTAAGTTGTTCTGACTTAGCACCAGAACCTACGCCAGCATGGCCAAGGTCTTCTGCTTCTACTTCTTCCATAACTGGGGTTTCATCTTCGCCGCCCATTGCGCCTTCTTCATCGCCTAAAGTACCAGTCTCAATGTCATGAGCGATATCTTTTCTGAGGAAAGCTAATACTTTTTCGAGAGCTTCAACAGCTTCTTGGTGAGAAATGGTTGCTTCTTCTGCTGGAGCATTTAGTTCGTCGCCAGCACCTGCATCAGCACCTGCATCAGCGGCAGGAGCTACTGGAGTCATATCTTCCTCTTCGGATACGAAAGGAACATTGTTGACTGCATCTTCATATAGTTGATCGAATTTTGATTTAGGCATAGTAAATTGATGTTTCTTATATTTATTAGATTTAGCAACGGTTTCTACGTTTTCTTCTACTTTTTCTTCTTTTTCGTCTTCACCGTTTTCTTTATCATGATGTTTTTTATCGTGATGTTCAGTTTCTTCTGCTTCATCACCTTCTTCTTTTTCTTCGTCAGCTTCCTTAAGTGGCACTTCTTTGTCACTACCAGGAACCTTTACTTTTTCGCCTGGCTGTATACCGTCTTTCTTAGCATCAATAACAGCTTTAGCAAAAGCGTTGCCTTCTTTTTTAGGCTTCTTAACTGGTTCAAAATTGTCAGCTCCGTGTGGGCCTGTCTTTTTCTTATCAGCTAATTCAACTTTAGTGTCAGCGCCAATATCTTGAGTTGATTCAGGAAGATACATGGCGGTATTAGTAGGTAAAATGGCGGCGGGTTTTTTAGCTTCATCAACTTTAACAGTGTTTTGCTGAATAGAAGCATACAATTGATCTAACCCGGAAAAGCTTTTTATTTTGCTCATTGTAATATTATTTAGCAAATTTGTGATTAATTCTATAAATTCTGTAAATATTTTTATGTCAATAGCGAAGTACTGTGTAGATACGGGTAACTATGTTGCCCCTTCAGTTACCACTGGAAATACAGAATGCCTTTCTGGGAATCTTCGTTATTTGGATATAAGCAAAACTGATACTGAACGTAATCTCTGGGAGAATTGGTGGGACGAGCAAATACGGCAGTACGGTATGAGTACCAGTTATTATATTAATGCTTATACGCTTTCCGGTCATGACTTTTTCTACGGAGAACAACCTCTCGCTGGATTTCTTCCACCATTAAGCGTAGTAATGTGCCTTACCGTTAATAATGATAGTATTATATTAAGCAAGTTTGGTATACAAGGTAATGCGGATATTACAGCAGTAGTATCTATTAAAGCATTTACTTCTTCTTTAACTGCATCTTCATTAAGTAGTATAGCTTCTAGATATACATACGAACCTAAAGCTGGCGATTTAATTGAACTATCCGAATATGGCACTACTCGCCCTAATGGAAGAAGCGGTCAGATTTATGAAATAACGGAAAGAGTAGATCAAAGAGGCGGAGAAGCTAATCAATTAATGGGACATTATGTTTGGATGATAAAAGGTAAACGTTACGATTATACCTTTGAACCTAATGCACCTCGGGAAGCTCTTAGCAAACAAGTATTTGATAATAAATACGACGGAATCGTGCCTCTCAATACTGGAACCCCTGGAGCAGATGCTCGTGTTATTGAAACCAAAGCTTACTCCCAAAACGTTGATAAGCAAGGTAGAACTGTTGTATACAATTATCAACAAAATGCTAATGCTCCGCTTTCCGGATACTTAACTTATGATGGTACCGATCCTAAAGTTGGTAGACCAAACACCGGAGTTTATGGCGCATACGACGACGGCGGCACGTTAGTAAATCTGTATGCAGGTGGTGGAGCGCACACCCCAAGCGCAAGTGCTTTAGGTTCTAATAATAGTGAAAACACTTATCTCGGACTTCGTAGTCCTAATAACTAAATAATATTATATGGCTGACACACAGTATCCTACAATTGTTTATCCTCACGAACTACCTACTGTTCCGCAAGCTCAGCCAGGCGATTTGCTTTTCTTAGAGCAAAAAAACCCAGACGGGTCTTATACAACTTATTCCGTTGCAGTTTCAACAGTTTCGGCGGTGGGTCCAAAAGGGGATACTGGTAATTCTGGCTATTCGGGTATATCTGGTTATAGTGGTGTTTCGGGGTATTCCGGTGCTGGTACTTCAGGTTATTCAGGCTATAGCGGCGACAGTACTTCAGGGTATTCTGGTATAAGTGGGTATTCAGGTTTTAGCGGGGTTTCAGGCTTTTCAGGCTTTTCAGGTTATTCCGGTGTATCAGGTTATAGTGGCTACAGTGGTCCAAGCGGTTTTAGCGGTGTATCAGGCTATAGTGGCCCGAGCGGTTTTAGTGGTATATCTGGTTATAGCGGGGAGTCTCCTACCGGTATAGTTTACTATTATTCTACTTCAGCTGCAGATGTAAGTGGTCTGCCGCTACCTCAAGGTATACCTACCCCGTTTAACTACGGATTACTTTTTGATGCTCAAGAAATAGGTACAGAAATTTATCTCGACACTGTAATAAACAATACTGATGGAGATACATTAATTTTTGCAGCGATTACCCCTCCAAGCAAACCGTACAAGACAATTATTAACAACGGTACTTGGTATTTCGATACTTTTTACTCTGTATCTGGTTTAAGTGCAGAATACAGCACTAATAATTTTATCTATAAAGTCTTTAAACGAGCAGTAGATAGTACTGAAACAGAATTATTTTCTGCTACCGGAGCTGCAT